ATCTATGGGCGGCCGCCCCAGCTCTTTCGGGAATACTGGGTGCAGGTCGATATCCTGAAAGAGCAGTATCCCGACCTCTCCGATGAGATCGACGACTCAGCGTCGACCGTCGTTCCCGAAGGCGGCGCCAAGGCCACAATCCGCATGGTGCGCGTAACGGAAGCCTGGAGGCCAAAGACTGATTTTTCCAAAGGCAAATGGGCCAAGGTCATCTCAAAGGCTCTTTTGGATTCGGAGGAATATGATTCAACGCTTTATCCCTTTGCCGGGATGCGCTACACGAAAAAGCTTTTCGGATACTTCGGGCTTTCCCTTTCCGAGGATGTCCTTGGGATTCAGCTGGAGATCAATAAGCTCCTTCGCACAATCGCCAAGGCTCAGCATTTGATGTCAACGCCTCAGGTATGGCTTGAGGTGTCCAGTGCAGGCGTTACAAATCAGCTGAATAATAAGATTGGCGGAAGAAATTACTACAAGGGCAATCCTCCCATGTTTCTCGTGCCCCAGGCCATGGGAGCCGAGGTCTATAATCACCTCGAATATCTCGTTCAAAAATCCTACCAGGTAACGGGCGTGAGTCAGCTCTCAGCCATGGGCAAAAAGCCTTCGGGCGTGGATGCCAAGGTTGCCTTAAGGGAGCTTCAGGATATCGAGTCCGAACGCTTTCAGGTGACTGAGCAGGGCTATGATGAAATGTATCTGGAGCTCGTTCCGATTGTGATCGAGCTCACCGAAAGACTTTCAAAGGTTGAAAAGAATCTCATGGTGAAGGTCGCGGGTAAAAAAGAGATGGAGGCCATACGCTGGTCGGATGTGAAGATGGAGATGGATCAGTACATCTTCCAAATCTTCCCTTCAAGCCTTCTCCCCTCAACGCCTTCCGGGCGTCTTCAGTTTGTGCAGGAGATGATGCAATCCGGCATTTACGACAAGGAGCAGGCCGTCGCCCTTCTCGACTTTCCGGATGTGGAGGCTGCAAACAGTCAAATTACAGCAACGCGCGATGGCATCCTTCGGATCATCGCCGATATCGAGGATGAGAAGGGCTATGATCCGCCCGAGCCTGAGATGCATCTGGAGTATGCGCTTGCCCTTTCGACGACGGCATACAACGCAGCCAGAAACGACGGGGCCCCTCCCACCGTCACGGAAGACATGCTCGGGCTCCTCGACGACATCAAGGGGCTTATCGAAAAACGTGACCAGGCTGCGGCAAGAAAGGCCCAGATGATACAGCAGGGAGGCAATATGCCTCCCCAAAATTCGTTAATGGATGGATCCGGCGCTTTGGCGAAACCTGCGGAGCCGCCGGTTTCCGAGCTTATGGCCATTGCGTGAAAACATAGGAGCGCACGCGTATGAATACAGAAGTAGCACGAGTACAGCACGACGCATCAAGTCCCACCGGCCAGCGGGGAGCCACACCGATTCGGCGTCCTCCGAACGCTGCTCCTCCCTCTGAGGCCCCAAGGCGTGAGACGGCCCTGCCCCGCTCGTTTCAGGCTGAGCAGGGCTATGGGTTTCAGCCTGAGGCCGGAAATCCTCGCCCGGCGGATCCGAGGAGCGTTCATCCAAACGAGGCTCATCCTGGAGCCCCTGATTCCCAGCCAGCGGCCGTGGACACGCCAGCGCCATCAGAGCCGGAACACAGGCCCGATGAGTGGGCTCAGCGTTATGCCCAGATCCAAAGGCGCGAGCGGCAGATTCACATGCAGTCGCAGGACATGAAGCGGCGCGAGCAGGAGCTCCAGCAGCGTGAGGCTCGCGTAAGGGAGTACGAGGAGGCCCAGGCTCTCAAGGAAAAGGATCCAAAAGCGTTCCTTGAGAAAAATGGGCTTTCATATGAGCGGATCACCGACGTATATTTGAACGACGGAAAGCCGACACCTGAGCAAAAGATCGAAGCCCTTGAAGCCCGCATTCAGTCCCTTATTGAGGGGCGGGAGCAGGAAAAAGAGCAGGAGATCTCGAAATCAGCTCAGGAAAAGGTTGAGGGCTTTAAACGCACAATAGAGGGCGTGATCGAATCAGAGGGTGAGCGTTTTGAGCTCATCAAAGCCCAGAAAGCCCACAGCCTTGTGTTCGATGTGATCCAGAATTACTGGCGGGAAACAGGACAGATGCTTCCCGTCGCCGAAGCCGCTGACTTTGTCGAGAATGAGCTCTTTACCGAGGCCCAACAACTGATGGGCCTGAGCAAATTCAAGCCGAAGCCTCAGCCTGCAGACGCGATGGCAGAAGATCAGATTCCCGACAGACCTACGCAAAGACCGCCCGAGCCTCAGCGCAATCCTACGAGGCAACAATCGCAGCACGTTCCAGGCAGATCACAAACAGTCGTGAGAGATTCGGGCGGAATCAATAACCTTTCGTATGCTCAGCAGACGAAAAAGGATGCCGCCCGAATGATTCGATTCAGATAGCGGAGTCATCGCAGGGACGCGGATGGCTCCGCCCCTAATCATTCAGGAGCCATCCAATGACTTTGGATTTGACATCATACGAAGCTGGACTCAAGTATCACTACACTTCCGATCATGTTGAAAACCTTGCCTACTATGACAATCCTTTCTTTGCTTTGATCCCAAAAGACGAAAACTTCGGCGGCCGTGCCGAGCCCATGCCGATCATCTACGGCAATCCTCAGGGGCGTTCGGGAACATTCTCCCGCGCCCAGGCCAACTCCCGCCGCACATCCACGCGTATCGAGGAGTTTATGCTCACGCGCGCGAAGGATCACTCCATCTTTGCGATTGATAACGAGACGATCAAAGCCTCGGAAAAGGATGTGGATGCTTTTATGGAAGCCTCCACAACCGAGATGGATGGCGCGATCCAGTCGCTTTCCAACTCGATTGCATCGAAGATGTATCGCTCGGGTTGGGGTGAGATCGGCCGCATCTTGACCTCAAGCTTTGCGACCACAACGCTCACGCTCACCGATCCCGAGGATATCGTCAATATCGAGGTTGGGATGGAGCTCGTTACCGCGGCCGATAACGACTCGGGTAACATCAAGGGCCTCGGGACTTCCGGCAATGGCCTTTTCGTGACCGGCGTCAATCGCCGCGCGGGCACGTTTACGATTGGGGCCAATGCGAACGATAACACTGACGGCATCCCGCTCATTGCCCAGAACGATTATCTTTTCGTTCGCGGTGACCGCCAGGAAGCCAACACTCCATCGCGCCTTATCCTTACAGGGCTTGAGGCATGGCTCCCCTACGGCGGAGCTTCGGCTACCCTTTTCTTTGGCGTTGACCGTACAGTCGATACCCGTCTTTCCGGGCAGTATCTCGACGGCACTGACGCGCCTATCGAGGAGGTTTTGAATGAGGCGATCGGTATCGTCGGCCGTGAGGGCGGGCGCCTTGATCACTTTTTCATGCCGTACAGCAAGTGGACTGACCTCGAAAACAGCCTTGGCTCAAAGGTGAATTATGTCGACCTTATGGCCAACGGAACCATTGGTTTCCGGGGCATCCAGGTCAACGGCCCCAAAGGCCCGGTGAAATGTATTGCGGATCGTAACTGCCAATCCAATCGCATCTGGGGCATTCAGCTCGGCGTCTGGAAACTCAAATCCCTCGGCAAGGCCGTGGAAGTCTTTGAGACAGACGGCACGCAACTCCTTCGTATGAGCGATGAGGATGGCGTTGAGGGGCGTCTGCACTTTTACGGAAACCTTGGCTGCCGGGCTCCTGGCTGGAACATCAACATCGCGGTCTGAGAGCCGTCCCGTCCTCCATAGCGGCCCCGGAAACGGGGCTTTTTTCCATCTCATGGGAGCCAGAGAATCATGGCAAATAGATATTTCAAAGGTGAATGCAAAACGTTGGAAGGCGGCGTGATCAAGCTTTATGGAAAGTTTGTTACGACGACCAGCGGGACGATTGGATCGCAGAGCTGCAAGGGATTCAGCGTGGCCAAGACCGGCTCGGAAGCGGGCCGCTACACGGTGAGCCTTGAGGATCAGTACATGGCCCTTCTTATGGTGAATGCGATTGTGGTGGGTGCGGCTGATACCGCCTACACAACAACAAAGGGCCTCATCCCCATGCTCCGTAACGTGGACGTGACCGACTCGACGCCGGGCTTTGACCTCCAGTTTGTGCAGAGCTCGCTCGCGGATGCGGAGCTCCTTGATGCGGCTGAGGTGTATATCGAGATCACGCTCAAAAACACGAGCGCGTATTGATCGGCTTTTGGGGCCGGGCAGCGTTTCCCCGGCCCCGCTTGATGGAAAGGAACAAAGGATGATTATGCTCAATCCCAATAAAGGCCGCGTGACTACGATTGTTGCCAGCATCATGAAGAAAAAAGGCGTCGGCGGGCAGAACGGAAATGAGCCGGCAGGTGAAATGTATGAGGAGGAGGAGCGGCCCGAGTCGGATGCGATGGCCGCGAAGATGGCCGCCATGGATTCCTTGGCCGTTGCCATGGAAAAGCGGGACGCCAAGGGCATGGTGCGGGCCATGCAGACCTTCCTTGAGGTTTGCGAGTATGGTGAGCCCGAGGAGAAGGAGGAGGATGATGGCAATGAAAGACGTGAGGATTCTCCAGCCTATTCATCGCCGCAATATGGCTCGCAAAAGCAAGGATACTGATTATGGCGACTACATGGGCCGAGATTGTAACAAGGGCCAAGGCCCGGGTGGATATGAGCCAGAGCGGTTTTGTCGATGACACCGAATGGCTCGAATATGCCCGCGACTCCTATCGAAAGCTCCATAGCATTCTGAGCTCCTCCTTTCAGGACTATTTCAATCAGCCATCAAATCCCCTGACAGTCGCAAGCGATGGGACGGTGGACGTTCCTACGGATTTTCAAAAGCTTCATGCGGCCGACATCAAATACGGATCCGAGTGGATCCCTCTTAAGGGGAGGACTCAGGCGGAGCGATCCAACGGAGGGCGCAGGAGCGCCTTTATTCGTGTGTTCCGCTCGATCGGCTATCGGCTCATGGGGGAGAAGGTTTATTTTTATCCGGCTGAGTCTGCAGCCGGGCAGGTTGTAAGGCTTTGGTATACGCCGCAGCCGGAAAAGCTTCCAAACACATCGGGAAACGTTCCGAGGGATATGGAGCGGTGGACCGAGTTTTTGGTCCTTGATATGGCGATCATGGCCGCGATCAAGGAGGAAACCGATGACTCGCAGCTCGTGCGCGACAGGGAGATCATAAGGGCCGAGATCAAAGAGCAGGCCATGCAAAGAATGCTTGAGGATCCGGGCGGCGTTGAGGACGTGAGGGGCGATGACCTTGATGGCTATGGCTTTTACCGCGAGGAATTTTAATGCTTAAGGAATTTTCATCGCTTCGCATGATGCAAGGGCCCGGCGATGCCGCGGGGCTTGATCTAATGCAAAGGCAGCTTCAAACCTGCCTCAAGGATCTTTACGGCGTTGAGATCACAAAGGGGCGGCTTGTCGAGGTTACTTTTCCATCCTTTGCCAATAACGATATCTCCGTGAAGCACGGTCTGGGGCGGGTGCCTACGGGCTTTATTACTGTGCAGATATCGACGGCGGCGATCATCTATAACTCGTCGACAGTCGCCGCAGCGCCCAAGGATGAGATTATTCTGAGGGCGAATGTTGGCGACGTAATTACAAAACTATGGATTTTCTGAGGGTGTGATCA